CCCTAGCCATTGCATCAGTCGGGAAATACTTGCGGAAGATACCGCGTAAACCTTTCGCACCATAGTTAAGATTCTCGCTAAAAGCCTTGAAGCCGCCTGACTCATGCGCTGTTTGAGCAAAAAAATGCGCTGCACGATTAGGCGATAATTTATAGAAAGACGCAGCTTTCTTATACGTTCCCGGACCGAATGCGCCATCTGCCGTTACTCCTATTTTCTGTTGAAGGTTTATAAGGCTCACTTGTCGTCCTTCCTATTATTCCATAGCTCAAAGAGAGATTTAATCTTTTCCTCAACCACAGCAAGGCGCACATCCATCTTAGCAAGGATGATTACCAGAGAAATAAACGCAAGGACAAGCGGCCAAAGCTGCCCAATTAGTTCGACAGTAGAAAGATCGCCCGCCATTTACGCCGTCGGATTACGCCAGTCAGGAAAGTCTTCTTCATCAACCACACCGTCGCCGTTTACGTCATAGCGCAGATCGTTACGATACTTCTCCCAAGGCTCCATGTCGTCGTCGTCGTCTTCTACTACCGGCTCAGGCTCAATAGGGTGGAGCAACGGTACGCGATTAAATTCACCAACTTCTAGCTCCGGCTCCGGCGCTTCTGGTTCAGGCTCGCCCTTGTCACGCGCATTGGCGTTAAGGCTAAGGCCGCCGAGAAGACCAACAAGCGCGCCGATGATCGTCTGAAATGCAGGGTTGACCGTCTCAAGGATAGCTGCGCTGCTCACAACGTCGTTTGACACAAAAAGGCCAACGGCAAGCGCCAGCACAACAACGAGGATAACTGCAGACAGTGTGACGATGGCCACGCGAATGACAAACTCAACGGTGTCGTTAACGCCGTCCTGTTTGCTTTCAAAACTATTTAAGAAGTTCATAATTCACCTATCAGCTTTATTATCTAGCTTATCTTCAATCCGACGAAGGTGGATCATCACCTCATCAAACTTCTTGTCGATAGCATTGAATTTCTCGTCGCCAAAGCCAAGACGCGCCTCAAGCAACGTCAGTCTGCTATTGAGATTGACCCACACGGTGATCAGACCGCCAAGGAAGATCAGCACAGTGATAATGGTGTTGATGTCAAAGCTCATTATTTCAGGTTCCGTAGCTTATAGATTGCTGATAAATACACGCTCGTTACCGTATCAACCAGATTGCCAACTGCACGGTTGCCCTTGCAGATCTTTTCATGGTTCTTCTCTATCCATTCGGCGTCGGATTCAAGACACTTTAGAATATCTTTTTCCATTTCTTCGGGGACAGGTATGGCTCCAATCAGATCAAATGCACCCTGATAAGCCTCAACCAGCGGGTCAATCGCATCGATTACGCCGTCATAGAACTTACCCAACGCCTTATGTTTTGCGTAGCTGCCATCACCCTTAGCCCGCCAGTGAGCGAAGTGAGCCAGATTGCGGGCGTAGAATACGCGGCTGATGAGCTGCTCGATCATTATGCAATCCGCGTCACAGGACATAAGATCGATGGGATTGCTGGGGCGATAGCACCTACTGCTGTATGCTCAATCGTCACAGCGATGTTTTCAGGAAGCCACATGATTTCAATATACTGCCCGGCGGTGACTGTATCAAAAAACGACAAGCTAAACACGGCAGTACCGCCATCCGCCAACTTTGGAACTGTCAAGATTGTGGCTGAGTTGGCAATATTGGTTCCATTCTTGCGGAACCAAATAGTTGCATCGTGGTCAACGGCGGCAGAGTTTGAAAGTTGAATTGACGGGGCAAACATATATGTTCCAGCAGCAGTTAATGTAACCTGAGTACTGGAAACGACACTGATACCTGTGCCTGTTAAATCAGTGTTGAACGTAACAGCAGTAGCCGCAGCGACGTTCCCAGTCTGGTCAACATTACTTGATGGCTGAGCGAAGGCACGCCCCGCAAGATCGGCATAAGGGACTGTAGCAGCAGCCGTCATCGCCGACGTACCATTACCCTTAACGTAACCTGTCAGCGTTGCCGCGCCAGTACCACCAGTCGCTACCGTGCGGACGTTTGTTGCGCTTGCTGCGATGTCTGATGCAGCCACCTTGCGACTGGTGCTGGCCTGAACGACTTCAAAAAGTTCAGTCCCCGCGAGAGGAGTAGTTGCTAATGTGAGGTCTGTAATTTTTAGGTTAGCCATTATGCCAGTCCGTATAATATGTTAAGGGAGACAGAGAGTGCGTTTGCTGTAACTTCTTGAGCGTTCGTCTGCGCATCCTGCGAATCTGGACGAGGATTTTGCAGTGGTATGGGATCGGCTCGTAGAAGTAAGCGACCGAAATATGGCTGAGGAACGTCGTCGCAAGAAGCGCAGACAAGCTAACCGGCACAGATCCGCCACGATAGTCTTTCTTCTGACGCAGCTCCGTGTGCTGAACCATGAAGCCACAGCCATCGCAGATCGCAAGACCGCGTGGTGACTTGGCGTCAAAAGTCGGTTGCGTCCTTTGTTTTTTACCGCGTCCGAATCCGTACTGCATTTAATACCCCTGCATATCTATAGTGATACGAAGGGGAACCTTTTCGCGATCTTCAGCTGCAGCGCGGTCGTATGAACTATCCGCTAAACCCTGAAGAAAACTAAGACGATCAGGCGCAAACTTTACCGCCAGCTTGGCAGCAAGACCAGAGGCAATAGCTTCCATCCAGCGGTTCGGCGCATCCATGCTGTCGGTGAAATCACCCGCGTCCTCTTGGATCTTCATGCGGTGATAGAATAGCGTAACGCCAGCAGCCTGCGGAACCTGCCAGATATACAGTCGCGGCGTTATTGTGCGCTCGAAATAATACTGAAACGGGCGATCCCCTGCCTGTGCCTTGTTAGGTAGAGCGTCGTACTCGGCTCGGCTAATCGGTGACATCATAAGATCCGTGTTGATGCCGCCAGATGTCGTGCGCGTATAGACCTGAAGGATCGACACAGTACGCGGCTGTAGATCGTAATAAAGCGTGTTGGGCGTCAGAACGATACTCTGAAGATCCACAGCCCACAGGTTGGGGCCGTTGTTTGCCCAGTCCGAAAACATGTAATTGATCGAGCGGCGCGCACTATCAATGTCATTTGATGCCAGAGATGCGGGATTACGCCCGACGCGCTCATACGCTTCGGTGATAATATCAATTTGTTCGGTGTCACCAAACGTATATGTGCCGCTCGTAGTCATCTGAATCCTGCCGTTTTCTTAGCGATGGATTTGGGCTGGGCTACAAACTGCTTTCCAGCCTTCTTACCTTCACGCTTAGCTTTAGTTGTAGCAGAATATTCAGCCGGCGTCAGCGATTTAATGGCATCCTTAGGAAGATAGCGCTCACCAGTTTTGCTGGACGGCTTACCAGACTTGGTAGTCCACTTCTGATCAGTCCAGTCCTTCAGGGACTGCTGAGGCTTTCTAATCGGCATATCCGCCACCTTTGGCTTTGTAGGACTTGGCCAGAAGCTGTGCCTTCCTCGCTGACCATTGCCCAGCCCCAGTTCCCTGTGTTGCACGCGCTTTAATGCTGTTAAAAAGGCGCTTGCGTAGGTCTGGCTTCGTATAGTTACCAGCCTCATTTACACGCGACTCTTTACGCCCACGCATTACTTCTTGCTCTTAGCTGTAGCCTTCTCAGCAACAGGCGCTTCTTCAGCGGCAGGCTTTGGTGCAGGAGCCTTCTTAAAGCCAAGCAGCATTTCGAGTGACTCCTCAGTCACCTTTTCCCAATCTTCCTGAGAAAGGCAGATTTCCTGCTGGTCACCATTGGCGTTTGTGTAACGACGAAGGATCATAATTAATTCCTATTAGTTGTAATACTTTTCCATCTCAAGGATGAGGGTGTAAGTATCGCCAAGAGTATGGTCAAATGTCGTAAGCAAAATATTTCCGGTTTTCCCTGTCGTAGAATTATTAACAAGGCCACCAAAACTTGACAAGTCAAATGTGTACTGGCTGTTTTGTGAAGAGACAAAGAAAATGACATTAGAGGTTGCGCCCCAGAAAAGACGTACTCCCATGCCGTGGGTTGCAATGTGAATCTTTTTGACACTCACTCCAGTGCAAGCCTGACCAAGAGCATTAGCCGCAAGATTGGCTACGTTTACTTTTGTTACCAGAGATTCGCCAGTCCCATCCGAAATATTCGTAAACAGCATGACAGCGGCTGTCTGATTATTAACAAGAGTCTGAGTAGTTACTGCATCAGCCATTATTTCATTCCTTTAAGTGTCATAGCGAAGCGAGCGCGCTGGCCCATTTTACCGGGCGCCTTAGCGGCTGCCTCTAGCTTCCCTGTTGGGATCGGCTTGCCAGCTTTAGCGCCAAGCGCTTTACGAAGTGCGCCGGGCTTCTTGATAGCCTCGGCAATGAAATTCTTTTTTCCGCGCATATTAACAATCCCATGCTTTACGGGCCAGCCGGAGCCGAGACTTTGGATCTTTGGCGGCCTCAGGAAACATCTTCATTTGCCCAGCAGAACGCGCACAGTAACTATCCTTGCGCTTCCCACCTTCGGGTTGCGGACGCTTTAGATTGCTTCCAGTGGCTGCATTGTACGCCTTACGACCAGCCTCATTTAGGCCACCCTTAGGGTTCTTATGCTGTGCCTTGAACTGAAAATCCTTCTTCGCCCGCATTACAATCTCCATGTAACTAGGGCGACCCGAAGGCCGCCCCAATCATTAGGCTTGTGTTACGCCATAGAGGCCGGTTTGGGTGTCATCGTCGAAGATATACATCCAAAGGGTTAGGCGCTTTGTGCCGTTGGCAGCATCTGGAACAGCATAGGTTCCGCGAACGTCATCCGTTGTCGTTGTTGCGACAGTTGCATCAGCACCAGCGAAAGTGCCGGTGGTAACGAACGCGCCGTTCCAAGCAGTCAGGACGTAGTTACGAGTGTTTGCACGAAGTGGGAGGCCAAAAACATCCGTCGAGCCGACACTTCCGTTACCGGCAAGAGCAGCTGAGATCGCAACACGAGTTACAGTCTTAAATGCTTTCTGACCAGTAACAGCTGTTGTGCCGTTGAACGCAATTAATTCCGACATTGCAAGCCCGTAAACATCCGTACCTGTTACAGTTGCGGTCTGAGTCGTATCACCAGCGTTAGTCGAAACAATCGTTATGGTACGTGGCACATCAAAAGTAGCAACACCACCAGTTGCAGAAGCACCGTTTATGGTAAGGTTACCAGCGCCGGCTACTGCTTGAGCCGCAGCCACTGCTGTTGCCGAAAGGGCCACAGGGACCACATCGTAAACAAACATTGGCGACATAGCCACACCCGGTTCCGAAGCGGTACCGTTATTAGCAAAGTTCCTACCTGCCCGGACACCATCAGAGAAGTGAGTCATAAATTTTCTCCAAAATTAGGGAGGTGACGGATGCCACCCCCCTTATCCGATTAGGAAGCGCCCTGTGAACCCCAGCCTGCGCGGAAGTTCGAGCAACCGAACGAATAACGCTCAATGGCTTTCGCCTTGAGGTTGTCGGTGTCGAAGTCCGTGTAGACATCGGTTTCGAGAGCTTCACGCTCGTAGTGCTTGAAGCCGTTAGGAGCGTCGGTGAGCAAGAACCAGCCGTTCGTGTCGGTCAGGAACATATTAACGCGATGACCCTGCGGAACCGCAGAGTTGTTGTAGATCGCATTGATATCATTGTTCGCTGTATCGACGCGGAACTGCGATTGGAGCAAGCGAGTTGCTGTCCACTGCAGTTCTGCTGGAACGATGAGCTTCGTAGGCTTTGTCATAATGCGGAGGCCCGCAGCATCACGGAAGCGCTGAACGCCAACGATGGCATCCTGAAGCGACGTTTCGTTCAAGTCAGCCTGTACCGTGAAGGTGTTGGCAACAGTACCGTTTTCGATGGGGTGAGCCGTCGAGAACAGAGGTTGACCATCACCAATTGGGAAGCTGGCTGAGAAGCCGTTGTTTAGCACAGATGCGCCAAGCACTTCCTTGGTCTGTTCCATCGACTGACGAAGAGCCTTCGCCTGCAGTGGGAACGACGATTGGTACAAGTTGTCCTTGATCGCCTGACGGGTGATGATAAAACCAATGCTGGTGTAACGGTTTACATAGTTCGTTACAAAGCGCTGGCCCATTTCGCCGTAAGCGGTCGAGGCACCTTCTGCTTTGATTTGCGCCAAGCCGAGCAGCTTGACTTCGACTTCGATTTCAACGGCCTTATCGGACGTGTGCTTTTCGAAGATTTCCGACCACTGACCGGGATACATCGGATAGTCGCCAAATACGGCGGCTAGACCGGGCCGGAGCAGGTCGCGGATTGCGGT